CGCGAGCTCCCAGTCCGTCTCCTCGTAGCTCTGGGCGCTTGCCTTCTCGACCCTGCAGCGGCGCAGGTCCTTGCCGTCCGTCCACAGGTCTCCGACGTCATACGGCGTCGTCGGAGTGGACGTGAAGACGCGGCGCTTGTGGTCGGCGGTGTCCTGGGCCTGGGCGGCGTCGGCGAGCGCCTTGGTCACGTCGACGTCGGTGACGCGCTGCCATGAGTAGGCGTTGTCCTCGACCTGGTAGCGGTAGCAGTAGCCGGTCCTGGTGTCGTAGTAGAGGTCCCCGAGGTGGTTGTTCCTGAGGGCGGTGGTCGTCCAGTCGACCGCGGGGGCGTTCTCCCCCGTGGGGGCGACCTCGTAGAACCAGGTCTGGATGCTCCCGTCGATCTGCGCCTGCAGGCCGTCGACCGTCTTGTCCACGGTCCTCACGAAGCTCGTGAGGTCGCCCGTGACGGTGTCGGCGGTCTTCTGGGCCGCGTCCGCCTTGGTCGTGGCCGCGTCCGCGGTCTTCTGTGCCGCCTGGGCCTCCGGCTTGGCGATGTCGGCCGCAGGGGCCCAATCCGAATCATCGAATGGCATGGTCTATCCTTCCTTCGCTGTCGTGCAGACCCTCGTGGTCTGCGCCGTCTGGTCGACCCAGAGGTCGCCCACGTCATATGGGGGCACGGGCTCCGTCACGAACACGCGACGCTTCGAGTCGGCGGTGAGCGCCGCCTCACCGGCGACGGTCGCGGCTGCCTTCGCATCGGCTGATATGGCGGAGGCGTCCTGTATCACCTGTTCGACCTGGAGGCGAGCGCTCGACGCCCTCATGACGTTGCTGTGTGTGAGGGACGGGATGACCGACCCGAGCGTGACCTTCGTCTGCGACGGGTCGTCGGTCATGGTCACCTTGCTGCACATCATCCTCTGGTCCACGCCGTGCGGCTTCGAGGTTATGCGCACCCAGTCGTAGAGCCTTATCGGCTGGACCGACGGGTCTATGGCATGCAGGTCGACGGCTGATATGTCGAGCGACTCGAGCGTCTGCCAGCATCCTGACAGGTCGTCCATGGCAGCCTTGAGGAGCCCATCGGGGGTAGACACCTCGTAGCTCCTGGCCTCCTCGATGATGCCGTAGAGACGCGCCCCCTCGCACGACTGGATCCTGTCCCCGTCCTTGTGGCAGTCTCCGTACTGTCCGTCCGTCACGCGGTCGAGGCCGAACTCGTTGCCTTCGGAGTCCCTTCCCGTGGCGACGATGCATGTGACTATTCCAGATGCCTTGCGCGTGCTCGCGAAGTCGAGTAGGTTCGTGCCGAACTCGATGCGCTGCGAGGCTTCGCTGCCGCCGTCATCCAGTATGTCGATGACACGTCTTCCCCCCTGCATCGACACGCGGGCGTACGCAGTCATCGGGGTGAGAATCTTGTCGCTTATCTCTGAGTTCGTCTTTGGACGCTGCGTGCTCGAGCGGGTGACCGTCCCGGACGGCTCGCAGAGACCGAGCGTGAACTGCTTGTTCGCGTCCGCATGGGCGTCGTGTTGGGCCAGGTACCATCTCATGAGCTCGGTGACGGTGCCACCGACGAGCTCCCACTCGGTGCCGTCCGTCGGGACGTATGTGCCGTACGGCCTCACCGTCGTGTCGTTGAGGTAGGCGAGCATCCCCTCGGCCGTGTAGCTCGTCCTGGTCCGCATGTCCTCGCCGTCGTCGGTGATGCGGCCGCGGAAGACCTCGTCGCCGTCTTCGAGCGCCACGACCTCGTGCGAGGCGTCCATCGCACGTAGCATCCCATGGAGCGGGTGTGACGGCGGGATGGTGAAGCAGAGCGTGCCAGGCTGGTTCGCCTCGAGCGCCAGCGAGACGCCCGTGCAGGTTCGCGACTCGTCGCGGAGGTCGTGCAGCACCTCGCCGTCGTACTCGAGCGTGAGCACCTAGGCCACCCGCTCCCATGCGTATGCCGCCTTGAACGGCGGGAGGCTGGCCGCGGCCTTGGTGTACGCGATGCGCTGGGCGCTCGTGGCCTCAGAGGAGTCGATGCCCCACTTCTTCGTGTTCGCTGTCTGCACGATCGACCCGTAGCCAGGCGTGTCACCGGTCGGGTTGTAGAACCCGTACATCATGTTGTTGTCGAAGCCGATCGGCATGAGGTGCTGGTGCGTCTCCGCGCCGCCTGTCGACCCTGCCGCGTGGTTCGTGCCGGCGCACATGATGAAGACGTCCTCGATGCGGCTCCACGCCCCTCCGAAGATCTTCGCCGGGTCCTTGTCCTTGGTGCACCACCAGATGGCACCGACCGGATAGAAGGCGTCGAGGATGTCGAGGTTGCTCCTCATCCCGTCCACCAACTCCGTGACGGTGTCGCTCATGGTCGGCTTCGTGAGGCCCATGTTCGTCGTCGATTCGCTCATCTTTCTCTCCTAGAGGTCGTAGGTCCTGTACTGGAAGTAGGCGGCGTACTCGTCGCCTATTGACGCCTTGTGGGACAGCTCCATGAGCGGTGTCGCCCCGATGGTCATGAGGACGTCGGACGCGTGGTCTGACAGGAGGTCCGGCGACTGGAGCGGCTTCGAGCCCGCCGAGAGCGCCGACATCATCTCTGACGCGTGCGTTGACAGGGCATCGCTCGCGTAGTCAGACAGCGCAGCGTAGGAGTAGCCAGGGTAGGTGTTGACCCTGAGCTGGTTCGTCCCGTCGTGCAGCCACAGGTCATTGATGACATGCGCCCCAGGTCCCAGGGTCCAGCTCGACCCCTCGAAGTCGACGAGAGTATCCCTCGACACCTCGATGGTCGGCCGCGTCCTCCTACGACCGTTCGGGAGGTCCACGACGATGCCACCAGCCGCGTTAACGCGCCACGTGCGCAGCCCGCCGTCACCGTACGGGTCGACGTCCGCCGTGATGTGGAAGGCGCGCAGGCACCATCCCTCCTCGTCCGTCGTCCCGAACGAGAAGCGGCCAGTGAACGTGAGGCCCGGCCGCTCCGAGATCGTGAACGAGCGACGTCTGCCGTCCAGGATGGAGGCGAGCCTCGCGACGTCCTCGGTCACCTGTGCGTGCGTGCCACGCCTGCACACGAGCAGGGCGTCGAGCTTCCTCTGCTGGTAGGCGACGTCCCCGCCGAACTCGGTGAGGTCTATCGACCCCCCGCCAGGGACGTCGACCGCGTAGGTCTTCGCCTCGGCGTCCGCGAGAGTCGCGTACACGAGGTCGAAGCCCGTGAGGTCGACCTCGTCGATGAGAAGCTCCATCACATCCCCCTCTGCGTCGCTGCCGACAGGTTACCGAGCGCGACGTCATAGTCACCGACGGTCGATGCGACTAGCGTCCTCTTGTCGAGGTACATCCTCACGTCGAGCTTGTCGGAGAGCCCCTTGTCCAGCGCGTCGACCCTCGACTCGAGCGAGCCAACGGCGGAGACGACCGCCTGGTACCCTGATGCGAGCGCGGAGGTCTCGGATGCCCTCGTCGACGCGGCCGAGACCGCGCTGATTGCGATCGTCGACGCCGCCGCGATGGAGGCGGACGGGATGTCCACCGACGCCGCATCGGAGACGGAGCCCATGACGGCCGTCATGGCGTCGACCGCCGCCGACCCGTCATGCTCGATGCCGATTCCGAAGCCCTGCATGAGGTACCCGCCCATGCGTGCCATGACGCGCGACGGGCTGGCGATGCCGAAGAAGCTCTTGACGGCACCGAGCGCGTCCGAGCATATGGAGTTGATCTTGTCGATGACCCAGTGGGCACCGTCGCCTATCCCGTTGACGAGTCCCTGGATGAGGTCCTGGCCGGCACTGGCGAGGTCGAAGCTCGTGACTGCGGACGCGGCCTGCGACAGGAGGTCGCCCATGGCTCCGAGGACGCCGCCGACGGCGTTGCCGACCGAGCTAGCGACCCCGGATATCCACTCCCCGGCAGCACCGAGCATCTCCCCGGCCGCCCCCGAGACGTTCCCGGCTGCCTGCGACAGGAGCCCGATGACCGCCCCGACGACGCCACCTGCGGCGTTTCCGACCGCGTCGGCGACCCCGGATATCCACTCGCCAGCTGCCGATAGCATTCCCCCGACGGCCCCCCCGACCGCACCGCACGCCTGGGACAGGAGGCTTCCTATGGCCCCGAGGAGCAGGCCGAGTATCTGCGGGATGGCCTGCACGATGGCCATGAAGAGCGTGAGGGCGGCCTGCCCGAGCACAGGGCCCCACGTCGGGAACGTGGTCACGATCGTCTGGATGAGGCCGACCACGCCCTGGATGATCTGCGGAATGCTCTGCGCTATCGCCTGCGAGATCGCGAGGAAGAGCTGTGCAGCCGCCATGAGGAGCGCCGGCATGTTGGAGACGAGCGCCTGACCTATCTGCTGGACCATGGCTGGCAGCTGCGGTGCTATCTGCTGGATGGTCTGCCCGAGCGCTTGGACGAGTGCCGTGAAGAGCTGGATCGCGGCGGTGAGGAGTGCTGGCGCGTTCTGGATGACGAGCTGGCAGATGGACGTCATGACGAGCGTCATGGCCTGCGTTATCTCAGGCATCATGCCCGACAGCCTGCCAGCTATCTCGGTTATAACGGACGTTATCGAGTTGACTATCTGCGGGAGGTAGGTCGTCATCGACTGGATGACGCCGGGGAGCTGCGCCGCGAGACCGTCCATGGCGGCCAGGACCGTGGTCCCGAGCCCCTGGACGCCCGCGCTCACGTCATGCATGATGCCGTCGACGGACATGCCGGACGCCTGCGCGACGGCGAGCGCCCCGGTGATGAGGACGCCGACCGTGCCCATGACGGCACCTGCCTTGAGCGCCCCGCCTGCTATCCCGAGGAAGCTCGACGCTATCGACTTGGCAACGGGCGCGACGACGCCACCGACGCCCTTGATGACTGACGTCACCTTTCCGACGACGGGGGACACCTTGCCGACGGCTGATGACACCTTCGACATGGCGCTCTGCGCGACGACGCTGCCCCGCATGGCCATGGACCATGCCCCAGGGCCGAGGCCCGTCACGGCAGACGCGAACCCTGACGAGAGCGCGGACTTGAGCGACGACATCGGGCCCTTGAGCTTCGGGGCTATCTCGGACACCGACCCGACGACGCTCTTTCCTATGCCGCCCAGGTTGAGCGTCCCGGCGACCGAGCTGATGGTCCCAGAGAGACCTCCGACGGCACTTCCGACGCCCTCCACTGCCTTGCCGGCTATCTTGAGCCCGGGTCCGGCCGCAGCGAGGAGCCCGAGCCCGCTCGCCATCGACGAGAGTAGCGACGGGTCCATGCCCGAGATGGCCTTCGAGAGGTTCCCGATGACGTCGGACACCTGCTGGATGACCGGCAGGAGCGAGACGCCCGAGTCACGCAGTGCCCCTGCCGCACCGTTCATGAGGCTCGTGACGCCCTGGACGAGCGGCGTGAGCACGTCGAGCAGGTTCGACGTGGAGCCTGCCACGTCGTCGGCCTCTCCGGATGCCGCGAGGGCGAGGTTCCTCCAGCCTGACTTCATGGAGTCCACGGACCCCTGGAAGTTCTGCTTGAGGTCCGCCATCATCCCGCCCATCCTGGCGGTGGAGCCCGCGATGCCGTCCGTTCCGTTCTCGATGCCGTCCACGAGCCACTGGATGGCGGTGGCCGAGTCGATGGCACCGTCGGAGATGTCCTGCTTCATCTCGTCGGTCGAGACCCCGGCCTTGTTGGCGAGGATCTGCAGGGCCGAGACGCCGTTGTTCGAGAGTGACCACACGTCCTCGAGAGTGAGCTGACCCTGGGCCTGGACCTTGCCCAGGCTCTCTGTGATGGCGTCGAACGCCTCGGAGCCCTTGCCCGAGGCAGCTGCCGCGTCTCCGACGGCCGTGAGCGTCGGTATGACGTCGTCGGCGCTCATGCCCATCGAGACGAGCTGCTGGGACGCCTCGAGCATCCCCTCGAAGCGGAACGGCGTGGTCTTGGCGAAGGAGTACAGCGAGCGAACCATGGAGTTCGCGGCCTCGCCGCTGCCGAGCATGGTGGTGAAGGCCGTCACGGCGTTCTGGCGCAGGCTCACGAAGCTCGTCGCCGTCCCCAGGACGGCCGTCCCGGCGGCTATGGCAGGTGCCGTCACGGTCGTCATGAGCGTGCCACCGAGCGCGCTCATCGCCGCCCCGGAGCCGGATATCGACTGCTGCGCCGACCTGCCGAGCTCGGACACCTTGTTCTTGAAGTCGGAGTCGTCGCCGAGGATGTCGACTACGACCTTCCCGTCGGCCATGGCTACCACTCCTCCCTGACGCGCTCGTTCCTTCTCCTGACGAGCTCAGGTTCCGGCAGCGGTAACGCCCATGCCTCCGCACGCCTCTCCGCGTCGCGTCGCGCGTCGCCCTCGATAGAGCGTGGGATGGGGGAGCGGGCGGAGGCCGCCTCCATGACGAGCGACCCGTCCGTGCGCATCAGCGCCGAGAGGAGGGCGGCGAAGAGCCACCAGTGCATCTGGGCGGTCCTGAGGTCGATGCGGTAGATGCGCCAGAAGTCGACGGACACGATCGCTGAGTCGGCCAGGAGGTCGAACGTCGGCTTGCCACCCGCACGTGACACCCCGCCGTTCCCGTACGGCATCGCCTCGGAGAACGCGGCGTCGCGCCACGATATGGCGGCCGTCACCGCCTCGTCGGGGTGTGCCGACGCCGTCTGGTCGATGACCGACCCGACCGAGAACCACGAAGCGAGGAGCGCCGGCACGGCGGCCTGCCCGGATGCGGAGTAGGAGCGGACGGCATGGCGCCACCCGCTCCTTATCGGGACCATCTCTCCGCACACGTCGACCTCCGACGGCGGTTCCCTGGTGAGCCAGTCCACGGTGCTAGTCCTCGTCCGCGGTCTCCGCGAAGTCCTCGATGGCGTCGGTCATGGCCTGCATGGCGTCCTCGGAGGAGGACTCGTCCACGATCACCTTGACGAGGGAGACGAGGCGCACGAGGTTGAGTCGGTTCCTGCCACCCATGAGGGTGGTCGCGGCATCGTCACCGAGCGCCGACGATACGATCGCGAGGCCCGCCTTCGCCACGTCCTCGAGGTCATCGGCCGTCGAGTCGGGCCCGACCTTCTGGAGCGTGCGCTGCCACCTCAGGGCGTCGAGGGCGTAGGTCACGTTCCCGACCTCCAGCTCGTAGTCGGAACCGTCGATGGTGACGACCTTCGTGGGGTTTCCTGCGAGTTCGTGGTTCTCGGCCATGCTTCCTCCAATGTCGCGTGTGATGACATCGGAGATGGTCTGGCCGCGGTAACGGAAGGGCCGCCCCGAAGGACGGCCCCATGGTCCGCGATGGAACTCCGTTGCTAGGCCCCCGTGGTCGTGGTCGTGGTCGCGGCCGTGAACTTCTTGGTCGTGGTGTCGAAGGTCCCGGCGGTGTAGTCCCCGGTGATGTTGATGGTCCCCGTGAGCTTCGCGGGCTCCCCGGAGTCCCCGGAGATCGGGTCCATCGTGAGCGTCGCGTTGGCCTGCTTGGCCACGAGCGCCGTCGCGGGGCACTCCTTCCCGCTGACGAGGTCGTAGTTGAGCGTGCGGGTGTAGAGCACCGGGACGTTCACCTCGTCCTCGCATGCGGCGAGCTTCGCCTGGATGTCTCCAGGGACGACCGCGTCGATCTCGACCTCGATGGACGTGGTGCGTCCCATGGTGTACTTCGGCATCTTCTTGCGGTCGAGGTACTTCGGCTTGTACTCGTCGTCGTCGTTCTTCGTCTCGAACTTCGTGTCCTCGGTCACGCGGACGTGGTCACCGAACGTGCCGGAACCGGCCGTGCTCTCGAACGCGAGGTAGTGCTGGATCTCCCACACCCCGACGATCTTCTGTGCGTCTGCCATCTCTATCCCCTCTCGATGTATGTGATTATCGCTATGAGCTGCCAGGTCTCCCTGCCGGCCTCGTCCGTCCCGACCTTGTTCGGCCTTGACGTCAGCTCGTGCCCGTACCAGGTGACGCCATCGGGCGCCTCCGGGTAATTCTTGGATACGATCGCTGAGGCAACCTTGCCGAGCGTGGCCAAGGCGTCGAGCCTCCCCTGCGTGTCGTAGGGGAGCGTGCGGAGGTAGACCTCGTACCCGTACTGGAAGATGCCCCCTCCGCTCAGGTACCTGCTGAGGACGGCCTGCGTCGGTGCCGGCTGTAGCTGCGCCGAGTCGGTCAACTCGGAGAAGGCCCCGAGCTCGCACGGGACGGGTGAGAGCAGGCCCTGCACCCACCCGAGCGTCGTCTGCGTGAGGTCGACCATCACAGGCCCCCCTTCAGCGCGCGCTTGTAGAGGCCAATCCAGGCGTCCATGCGCTCGGCCCTCGCGTGCTCGAACCAGTGGTCGGTCGCCTTCGGAGCGTAGAGCGCGTTCTGCGAGGTCGCGTGGTCGTGCGGGTTGTAGTACTGCTCGCGCGCGTACCGGCTCGTGTCGCCGGTGCCACCCCACTCGATCGTGGCGTGGCCGTCGGCACCGCCGTTCGTCTTCCCTGAACCCTGAAGCGCTCCCAAGCCGTATGGGACGTACGGTCTGCAGTCGGACAGCGCGTTCTCGGCAAGGATGCCGAGCGCTGCCTCGGTTGCGGCGGACACCTTCCTGCTGATGCCGGAGGTCTCGACCTCCCTCACCCTCATTGTCAGGCTCATCTCGCGCCCACCTCCAGGTGCTCGAAGTGACCGTCGTCGGTCCATGGCTGCACGCGCGTGACGCGCAGGCTCGATGCCGGCGGAACGTCGTCGTGCGAGATGCCGACCACGATGCGGTCGCCCGCGACGAGGCCGACGTCCACCCACAGGTAGCAGGTGAGCGTGTCTGACTCCGTGGGGCCGACCGAAGCTGGTGCGTTTCCGTGCGACCAGTCGACCCTCACGTTCGAGGTGACGGTCCTGCGCCACGACGCCTTGGCCGTGGTCCCCGTGTTGTGCCAGGTGGTGATGGTGTCGCGCTCTATGGCCATGTCAGCACCCCAGTCCCGAGTAGAGCAGCCCCGTGCCGACGAGCCACGGTGCCACCGCGTCGACGTCGGAGGAGGATGCCTCGGCATCCGTCCACGTCTTCGAGGTGCCGCCGATGGTCTGGCTCTTTACGCCGTCGTGGCTTCCGTCAGCGCCCGTCACGTGGTCGACCATGGCGCAGAGCGCCATCTCCCAGGCCGTCACGCACCTGTCAGGCACGTCGTCACCAGTCATGGCCACGAGCCTGGCACGCGCCAGGGGGAGGGCGTCCGTGAAGGCGTCCTCCCCGAGCTTCCCAAGGTAGCCCTGGCCGGCATAGGTCTCGTATGTCAGCTCCGGCGCGGCCATGTGCCTACGCCGGTTCCTTCGGGAGCGGGTGCAGCACGCCCGCGGCCTTGGTGGCCTTGAGGGCGCAGCCGCAGACGAACTCGCAGTCCCCGGACTTGACGGCACCGGGCGCGGTCCAGTCGGGGAGCGTGACGGTGATGGCGTTTCCGCCCTTGAGCGTGATGCCGTGGAAGGCGTCGAGGCCGAGGCAGACGGCATAGATGTCGTTCGTCTCGAGCGCGCCGTCCTTGAGCGGCTGGACTGGGATGCCGTCCCAGGTGGTGATGGTCCCACCGGCGGTCTCGGCGGTCGTGGTCCCGATACCGATGCGGCGGGCGATGGAGTCCATCTTCGCCTTCATGGCGCGGCTCACGAGCAGCACGTCGGGCGTGCGCATGAGGCCGGAGAGCATGGTGCCGACCTCATCGGCGAAGTCGAGGGACTTGGCCTGGTCGAGGGCGGTGAGGTCGACCGCGGAGGTCGCCTCGGTGGACGTGCCCTTGAGGATGGTGCCGAGGCCGTCGAACGCGTTGGTGCCCTTCTTGCCGGACACGACCTGGGCGTTGAAGGCGCGGACGATGGCGTTCTTGGACTCCTCGAGCTTGAGCTCGTAGAGGTCCTCGGCGGCGTCCTTCTCGACGCGGTCCATCTTCCAGGCGTCGGCCAGGATGCCGACGTTGGTGACGACCTTCTCGATGGCCACCTCGGTCTGCGCGGGCTCCGCCTCGAGGGCGCGGAACGCGGCGGACATGGGGGTCTTCACGCGCTTGTAGCTGTAGGCCATGTCACTGGTGCCGCCAGGCGTCATGCAGTCGTCGAACGTCATGGCACCGAGCAGGTAGTCGTCGGTGATGATCTCGTTGATGAACCCCTGGACGAGCTTGTCCTGGGAGTTGGTGGCGAGGTCTGCGAGGGTTGTTGCCATTTCTCTTCCTTTCCCCTAGGCCCTGAGGGCGTCGCGGATGCTCTTCGCGGGTCCGGTGGGGCCGCCGGCGGGCTTTCCGCCCGTCGACCTGATGGTCTTGTCTTCCCTTTCGAAGAGGTACGGCTTGCTCTCCTTGAGCTTCGCCACGTCACCGTCCACCCTCGCGAGCGCCTCGCGACCGAGCTCGAGGTCGATGCAGCCTGCGGCGGTGAGGGCCGTGTTGGCTTTCTCGCTCGCGAGCTGCTCCTTGAGCTCGTCGAACTCCTGGCGCATCCTGGCGGTCTCGTCGCCCGAGGCGGCCTTGGCGTCGTTCGACGCCCTCGCCTGTGCCTCCAGCTCCGCGATGCGCTTGTCGCGCCGCTCGATGTCGCGCTCGTACTGGTGCCGGTTGACGGTGTCGCCCTCGTGCGGCTTGGGGTCCTGGGGCTTCGCGCCCTCTCCCTCGTCGCCCTCCTGGGGCTTGGGGTCCTGCTCCGGGTCCTGGGGATTCGCTCCCTCGCCGGGCTTGGGGTCCTGGGGCTGTGAGCCCTCGCCCGCTGCTGATGCAGGTGGCATGTGCCTTCCTCCTCGTCTCGCGGGGCACGGTTTGCCCCGATGATGAGAGGGTCGGGCAGAGGTAACGCATGGTGATGGAAAGGCCCCCGCTGTTGCGAGGGCCCTGGTGCCGGTCTATGTGGTGTCCTTGACTAGGAGACGGCGTCGGCCTCGGGCTTTGGTTCGAGCAGCTCCGAGAACTCGTCCGAGTAGACGTCGGTCGCGTGGCCGTCGGCCGTCATGAGCGTGATGTACCCACGCCCCTCGGGGTCATCGGTGATGCTGCACCAGTCCAGGAGCGATCCCGTGATGACCGTGCCGCCCTTGACCTTGACAGAACCAGTTCCTGCCTTATCGAGGAGCTTGCATGCCTCAAGATATTTCGCGCTGAGCATGTCTATCTCCCTGCAGATGGCCTTGATGGGACGATGTGGACCCCACGTTTCGAGTAATGGATCGTGAACATGTCGGTCTCAGACCCCTCCCCGGAGTCCGACGTCCACATCCCTATGATACCCGTATCAGACCTGACGGTTTCCTTTATCTGGCTCACACCACCGCCGAACGAGACGTGTATGACACCAGTTCCATGCAGCCTGTCAACGAGCCCCTGCACGTCATCAATGCTTATCGACAGCGAGCTCGGCATCGGATCGTCATCCCCGAGCCTACCGACCCTCTTGTCCCACTCGTCGGTTCCAGGGATGTGCTGCCTCTGCTTCTGCGAGAGCACCACCTTGCTCTGCCACGTCGACATGACATATCGATTCGCCTCACGCTCTGTCATCCTCAGGCCGCTCGTCGGGACGTTCATGAGGCCACGAGGCTGCTGAGATACCGCGTAGGCCCTCTCACGCTCGTAGTCGCGTCTCAGGCCGTACTGCTCGCAATGTGCCATCAGGTTTGCCTGTGCGCGCCCCAGGCGGTACCTGTCGGCGGTCATGTCGAGCCCACGGTCCTGTCCCGTGGACACGCTCCGCTTGAGCGAGCGCACCTTGCGCTCCATGGCGCGCTGCCTCTGGGTGGCCTCGTACCACTCGTCGGAGGTCATGCCGGTGAGCCTCTCCTGGTCGGAGAAGTCGTTGTCGGGCAT